GGATCCTCAAGTACAAGACGATGGGTGCCAAGTGACATGCCCTATGCGGCTAAGCGCTACTGCAATCGCACCGGGTGTCATCAGTTCGCTATTCCTGGATCATCGTACTGTGCCGAGCATCAACAGACAACAGCCCATGACTATGACGCAGCAAGACGCAATGAGGCTGAGCATCTCTTGTACAAGACAGCGCAATGGTCAGCAGTACGTAGACACTACCTTGATGCGCACCCCCTATGTGAAGAGTGCGAGAAGGCAGGACGCGTGACAGCAGCAACAATGGTACATCATCGTGTACCCATACGTGATGATCCAGGGTTGGCATTCAATGAGAGCAATCTTGAGTCATTGTGTGCGTCTTGCCATAACGAACTGCACCCAAGCAAGGGCGGACAGCATGATGACTGAGTACACAGTGTTGATGCATGGGGTATGCCAGTCAAAAACCCACAGCTATTCACGCGTCAGGCCGGCGGGGGGACACGCGCATGCTTGTGCGAAAGTCATGCCCCTGGGGGCCTTGTAGTGTCCCGCACTGGCAGACCTCGCAAGCCGGACGCCCTCAAGCGTCTCGAAGGCAATCCTGGTCATCGTCCTCTGAACCATGACGAGCCGAAGTTCGACGCTGTTATTTCCTGTCCTGCCTGGCTAACAGTGGGCGCAAAGACAGAATGGAGACGAATCTGTAAGGAACTCAAGGCTGTACCTGGCCTTCTGATGACAACAGACCGCGCTGTCTTGGCGTCGTACTGTCAGTACTATGCCGGTTGGCATGAGGCCGAGGTACATCTAGCGAAGTTCGGTAAGACCGTGATCATCAATGGACAGCATGGCTACTGTGCCGAGCAAGCCTCTGCCTGGGTCGGTATCAGCAAGGTTTGTCACGATGACATGATGAAGTCTGCGCGCGAGATGGGCTTCACGCCTGCTGCTCGTTCTGGCGTCAAGGTCCAGCAGCCGAGCAAGCCGACGCAGGATCTATTAACGCCTCCGAAATCCTTACCGCCGAGGAAAGTATGATCACGAATGACCTGAAACGTATCGATCCGAAGCGATATTACTTCGACGAAGAGTCAGCCGACTACGCTGTCCGCTTCTTTTCCCTGCTCCGTCAGTACCAAGGTGAGTGGGCGGGAAAGCCCTTCGTTCTCCAGGACTGGCAGGCATACATTGTTCGCCAGCTCTTTGGCTGGAAGCGTCTTGCGGATGGGCTCCGCATGTACCGCAAGGCCTACATTGAGGTCCCGCGCAAGAACGGGAAGTCAACACTCTGCGCTGGTCTTGCCCTTCTCCTTGCCTTTGCCGATGGTGAGCCAGGCGCCCAAGTCTACACCTTAGCGAATGATAGGGAACAGGCGCATATCGTCTTTGACTGCGCCAAGATCATGGCTGAGACCTCGTCAGTGCTCGCGGACAAGATCATCACTCTGAAGACGTCGATCGTTCAGGAGAGCAGCCATTCTGTTCTGCGCTCCTTGAGCTCCGAGGCCAAGACGAAGGCCGGGTACAATATCAGCGGCACGGTCATCGACGAGCTCTATGCCTTCGACGATCCGGAGCTGGTCGACCTGGTCATGACGGCAACGGGCGCGCGCAAGCAGCCGCTCATCATTGAGATCACAACGGCAGGATATGACCAAGAGTCCATCTGTTACCAGACCTACGAGTACGCCAAGAATGTGGCCGCCGGAATGATGGAAGACCCGACATTCTTTACTGTCATCTATGAGGCGGAACCGAAAGACGACTGGACGGATCCGAAGGTATGGCGCAAGGTGAATCCCTCCCTGGGCGTCACAGTCCCTGAGTCGTACCTCGAGAGCGAGTGCCATGAAGCCATCAATGTCCCCGCAAAGCAGAACGCCTTCCGCCGATTGTTCCTGAACACTTGGACCCAGCAGAGCGAGCGCTGGCTCGACATGTCCTTCTACGACAAGTGTGTCACGAATGAGCCGTTCTCGACTGCCGGACGCGTGGGCTTTGTGGGCCTCGACCTTGCCCGTACCATCGACTTGGTAGGATGCGTCGAATTGTGGGCGCCCCTCAAGCCTGATGGTCAGTGGAACATCGTGCCCATGGCGTTCATCCCCGGTGACAACCTGGCTGCCCGGTCACGTACCGATCACGTACCCTATGACCTATGGGAAAAGAAAGGCTTCATCCAGCTGACACCTGGGAATATCTGCGACTATTCCTTTATTGCTGCCTACCTGGAGAAGCGGCGCGAGGCGACCAAGATCAACGACCTCGTTGGTGACCCGTGGAACTTTAGCCAGTTTTCCAATGAGCTGCAGGCAGACGGATGGAACGCGATTGAAGCTAGACAAGGCTATCGAACTCTATCGCCCGTAACGAAAGAACTCCAGCGTATGATCATGGCCGGCAAGATCCAGTTTCCCGACAACCCAGTGCTCCGGTGGATGTTTGACAATATCAGCATTATCCAAGATCCGGCGGGAAACATAAAACCCGTAAAGAGAAACTCGGCCTCGCATATAGATCTGATCATTGCACTTCTGTGCGCCCTTCATGGGCACCTTGCCGCCGCTCCAACGGTGCAGGCTGACTACTACGCCACGCATGATCTGTTTATCTCGGGCGGTTGACGCATGAGACTTGGACAACACATGACAGATGGACAGCGGGCACAAGAGTCTGCATCACATATGGGAAACACAAACGCTCTTGGGCACCACGTGTCAGAAGAGGCTAAAGCGACAATATCCTTGGCATTGAAGGGGAAGTCAACCTATGTTCGATCTTTGGCTACCCGAGAGAGGAACTCTGCGGCAAGCATGGGCAACACAAACTCTTTGGGGCGGCACTGGACAGAGGAAGAAAAGGCCAAGATGTCTGCTGCACACAAGGGTATTCCCCTTTCCGACGCTTTTAGAGCCGCTTCGTTGAAGGCAAGGCTTGGCCACTCTCTTTCTGAAGAACACAAGGCAAAGATTTCTGCAAGCGAGTGGAAGGGTGGCCGAACGGTATGGATACGTAAGCAAAAGGCCAAGCGCCGCGCCCTGGGTTTTGTTTCATTGAATGACCCCTTTGGCGGCAGCGAAGGCCACCATGTGGACAACGAACAAGTCATCTATATGCCAAAGGCATTGCACCGTAGCGTGTACCATCGTCAAGCAGACGGGCGGGGCATGGCAGAGATTAACGCCATTGCCTACAACTTCCTGTTCAAGCAGGAAGTAGAAACGGCACTGGCAGCGGGCGCGGTTGGAGGGCAAACATGACACTTGGGCAGAGATTAAAGAGAGCGTGGCAGCTGACCTCGACGGATCCAGAGTTTCTTCGCATGATGATGGGTGGGCAGCCAGTGAATTCAGGCGTAACTGTCACAGAGAAGACGGCGCTCAGCCTCACGACCGTGTATTCATGCATCGACCTGATGGCCTCAACGATAGCATCGCTCCCTCTCGATGTTTACAAGCGAACGAAGGACGGTAAGGAACGGGCGATCGATCATCAGTTGTATGCGCTCCTGCATGACCGGGTCAGCAAGTACATGACCTCGTTCGCGTGGAGACAGGCAGCGGTCAGTCATCTGCTGGGCTGGGGAAACTCCTACTCGGAGATCCAGCTTGACGACGGCGGGCGCGTCACTGGCCTGCTTCTTCTTCGCCCGGACAAGATGCAGATCTGGCAGAACGACGATCTGAGTCTGACCTACATTTATAGCCTCCCCAACGGACAGACAGTGAAGCTCCCGGACTATCGAGTGCTTCATCTGCATGGCCTGTCTTTCGACGGGATTGTCGGGTATTCTCCTATCGACAAGGCGAGAGAAACCCTTGGTCTTGCCTTGGCGACACAGCAGTTTGGCAATCAGTTCTTCGCCAACAACGCCAATCCGTCGACCGTCCTTAAGCTTGTCGGCACGGTGGGATCCGACAAGGCCAGAGGAATCGCCGAAACGTGGGATGCGACCCACAAAGGTTTATCCAATGCACACCGAACGGCAGTTTTGGAAGGTGGTGCCGACATCACAACCATTGGCATTCCTCCGGAGAACGCCCAGTTCTTGGAGACACGGAAGTTCTCACGCGAAGAGATCGCCTCCATCTTCCGGGTCCCCCCGCATTTAGTAGGTGACCTGGACCATTCGACGTTCAGCAATATCGAAAACCTCGCAATCCAGTTTGTGGTCTACACGCTGCGTCCGTGGCTGGTGAACATCGAACAGCAGTTGTCAGCTCTGTTCCTCGAGCGCGAGCGCAAGACGTATTTTGCCGAGTTTGTAGTCGATGGCCTTCTCCGTGGTGACACCGCTTCAAGGAATGCCGCCCATGCGCTCGCGCGTCAGTGGGGCTACATGAGCGTGAATGAGATCAGAGCCATGGAGAACCTCAACGGCATTGGACCGCAGGGCGACCGCTTCCTGGAACCCCTGAACATGGCCGACGCCAAGGCGACCCGGTCTCTTCTAGTCCCAGTTCTTGCTGATGTCATGGAAGGGATCCGCAAGAGAGAGAAGCACGACGTGCTGACCGAAGGCCGAAAGGCCCTTAATTCATCAGGCGTTGTTGGCTTTACCCTCTGGTTGCATGAATACTGCTCTACATCACTCTGTAAAGTCCTTGCAGAGCGGCTTTCAGCACCCATCACCGTACATCTTCGTGCAATCGGTGGGGGCAAGGACGTGGACACTGCCATCGGAGAACTCTTCGCGCAAGTGCAGGCAAGGAGATACGCCGCGTCGGAAGAGTCTGTACTGCTTGGCGTTGTCAGTCTATCTCAAGATGGAATCACAGATCTTATGCAGGGAGTGGAATCGTGGTATGCCGACCGGGCGCAGAACTCGCCCGCGTCTCTTGCCTCTGGAATGCTGGAGGCTGTGAATGCTGATATGGAGGCCTGTCATGCCTGAGAAGATCGAACGTCGCACTGTTCCTTGTGAGTTTCGGGAAGGGGATGCAGCAGCACCGATTATTACCGGCCATGCCGCAGTCTTTGATACCATCGCTGATATTGGCGGCTTCTTCAAGGAGAGAGTCGCCAAAGGAGCGTTCGCTCGCGCCGTGAAAGAAGATGATGTGCGGGCCCTCTTCAATCACAAGGAAGAGTATCTCCTCGGGCGCACAACCTCTGGAACGCTAGAACTCTCAGAGGATGACAAAGGCCTGTTCACTATTATCCATGCGCCGGACACGCAGCTCGTCAAGGACATGGTCATCTCTCCTATGAAGCGCGGCGATCTCAATCAGATGAGTTATGCCTTCCAGGTCACGAAAGAGGAGTGGGACGAGACGGATCCCAACTACCCCATTCGGACGATCAAGGAAGTGAAACTCTTCGACGTTAGTCCGGTCACGTTCCCCGCTTTTCCCACGACCGACTGTTCTGTGCGCTCAGGACTTGATGTCCTGAACGATTACCGTGCCACTCAAGGTCTACGCCCTGGGGCGCAGCCTGACCCGATAGCCGAACCCATGACCCCAACCTCTGTGTTGCGGGAGCAGCTGAGGCTTGCTGAGCTCAGCAACTAAAGACTACCCAGGAGGTAGCGACATGAATGTACGCGAGATTCTTGAGAAACGTGCAACGCTGATCACCAATGGGCGAGAGATCCTTGACCGCGCCGACGGTGAGAAGCGCGACATGACCGCTGAAGAGCGGACAACGTACGACAACATCTGGAAGGATGTTGACAAGCTGGCTAAGGACGCCGACCTGCGTAAGAAGCAGGAAGACGCCGAAGCTTCCCTGCATGAGACTCAGCCGGTGATCGCTGCTGGCAATGCTCGCATGGAAGCACCCAAGGACGAACAGCGTGCCGCCTTCGACAAGTTCCTGCGGAGAGGACATCTCTCCGAGGTCGAAGAGCGTACCCTCACACAGTCGGTGGAAGCCGACGGCGGGTATCTCGTCCCTGAGAAGTTCGCAGCTGAGCTCATCCAGGGCGTCGACGCCAAGTCCTATGTGCGCCAGATGGCAAAGATCGACACGATCTCCGGTACGGATTCCCTCGGCAAGCCCACGCTCGACACGGATGCCTCCGATGCCGAGTGGACGGGCGAGATCACCGCGGCCACGCTCGACACGGCCATGAAGTTCGGCAAGCGCGAGCTCAAGCCGCAGGTCCTCCGGAAGGCCATCAAGATCAGCAATGCCCTCCTACGGAACTCGGCCATCGACGTTGAGGCTAAGGTCCGGGAGCGTCTCACCTTCAAGTTCGGGAAAGCCATGGAGAATGGCTACTTGAACGGCTCCGGCACCAACCAGCCTCTCGGCGTGTTCACGGTTTCCGCGAACGGCATCAACACCGACCGTGACTGGTCGATCGGCAACACAGCGACCGCCCTCACCATCGATGGCCTGCTTGGCGCGAAATTCAACATCGCCGAGGACTACCGGTTGAACGCAGCCTGGATGTTCTCGGGCGAAGCGATCTACAACATCGCCAAGCTGAAGGATCTCGAAGGCCGTTACATCTGGTACGGCTCGGTCGTCACCGGCGCCCCGGACAAGATCCTAAACATGCCCGTCCACGAGTCGGCCTACGTCCCGCACGTCTTCACGGCGAACCTGTACGTCGGCATCCTGGGTGACTTCGGTGCTGGGTACAACATCGTCGACAGCCTTGGCATCTCTATCGCCGTCGCCAAGGAACTGCACATCGCGACCGGCGAGACCGGGTTCTACGGCGAGCTCTGGTCGGATGGTCAGCCCATTCTGCCCGAGGCTTTCACTCGCATTGCGATGACCGCCTAGTAGGTGACGCGATGAAGAGCATCCTGAAGAATGCCATCATCACCCAGGAACAGGGCTACTATGCCGCTGGCCAGACCGCCAAGGACTCTGCTGTCCTGGACATGGCCGGGTACGACAGCGCTCTCTGCATCTGCTCCTACGGCACGCTTCTTGCGACCGGAACGCTCGGCCTCAAGGCCTACGGCGGCGACGCTTCCACTGGTGCCACGACCGAGTACGCGGGCGGAATCTCCTACACCGTCCCAGCGACTCCCGTCTCGGGCATCGTCCAGGTCCTCGAGGTGGTCAAACCCACGAAGAGGTACATCAAGTTCACGATGACGCCGGGTGTGGCGAACGCGGTGATCTGTTCCATGATTGTCATCCGCTGGGGCGGCAAAAGGCCCGTGACTCAGCTGGCCGTTACAACCGGTTGCCTGTCGTCCGGTCTGCTTGTCACTCCTGTGAACGTCTAACCAACACCTATAGGGGGCGCGATGAACGCCCCCTCGGAGGGATCACATGCTTGTGCACATGACTGCTACAGCCGCCGGGCCGATGGGAATCTACCACGCCGGGACGGATGTCGAAGTTCCAGAAGAGCAAGGGAGAGATTTCCTGAGGGGGCACTACGCCGTACTTCCTCAGATGGAGAAGGCCGTACTGGCAAAGGTCGAGACAAGAACGGTCGACATTACTTCTGCTATCGGCGCTGTCGAGTTGGAGCCAGTCATTCCCTTCGGCAAGTACAAGGGCAAGACGGTCAAAGAGATCTTCGCTGGGGATCCGAAGTACGTTCGCGACTTCCTCGCCAAGAACGATGACAAAGCCATCGCGGCAGCCGCCAAGGCTGTCTTAGCGGGCGCATAAACCATGGACGACATCCTGTTGCTCTCAGTACCGCCCGCGGTTGAACCGGTCACGCTGGCGCAAGCCAAAGTTCAGGCTCGCGTTGAAACAGCCGACGAGGACGCTTCCATTGGCGCCCTGATCACGGCAGCCCGTGCATATGTCGAAGAGACCACCGGGCGGGCGCTTGTTACGCAAGTGTGGACCTGGCAGCACATCAGTTGGACTACGCTGTTCCGGGGCGGGTGGAGCAGGATGTCACGCAATGCGTGGGGCAGCAAGGTCGTCATGCCGAGGCCTCCGCTCCAGTCAGTCGTGTCCATCACCTACCTGGATGCAAGCAACACGCCCCACACGCTGCCGGC